GTACTAAGAAGACAATCGCTTGCTCAGTTGTCAAAATCCCCTCTTTTACTTTTGCAAATATGTCAATCGCTGAGCTTATTTGCGCTCCGTTATAAGATATTGCAGCATCATTTGCAACCTCAATTCCAGTTGAGTCAGTTGCAACCTCAGCCATTACTTCCTCAGCTCTTAAACTTTCAAATTGTAAGTCAAGCGTTATTCCATTAACAGCGAAGACTTCCATTAATCCGTCCAAAATAATTTCTTGTTTTGGTTTGATTACGTTAATCATTAACTCAGCAAAACCGACTTTTATTTCCTCAGCGTTTGAGCTAAATCCATTTGCCTCTTTTATTCCAACTAACATTGGAGAAGTTAATTTGTGAGAGGTACAAAGTTGTTGTCTCGCCTCAGCACTTAAATAAGCGTATTGCTGGTGCGCATCCGATACTTCTAAGGGAGAAATCGTAATCTCGCTGTCTTTATTGTCGTTCCAATTTAAAAAGAATGCTCCGGCGTTTTGTGATCCGGTTAAGTGATTACGAATTTGTCTTGTATTTTCTTGAATTGTCTCGGCGCTCTCTTGAACTCCACAATTCATATTTATAATATGTCCGAACGACAAGCCTTTTTGAATGTGATTGATTGAGTAGTTACTTATTTCCTCCTCCATTTTCGCCCAAGAAATCCCTGAGACATAACTCGGATTTGAGTAATAAAATTGTCCGACTTGGTAATCTTTAAAAATGTAAATTTCAGAGCGCTCGCCAAAGCCGTCGCCAAAACCAAAAGCGTCAAAGCGTTCCGGTTTATATTTGTTTACATTTGCAAAATCATAACAATAATAATAGCCAGTAATGTCTCCCTCTTCATTTGCAACCTCCGGAGCGATCCTTTGTTTTGCAATATGAAAGCATCTTTGAATTTTATTATTGATATATTTTACCTCAATTGATGCCTCTCCAAACATTTCAAAATCCTTGCAAATTTTTCGCAAATCTTTTTTTGAAACTAACGACAAAACAGCTGCCCACTCAGACGGCTTTTTTGCTTTATCATCTGACGTCAAACCCTTACCATAAATAAATTGACTATACGAGTCAATTATCGCTGAGTTAGTTGGCGAGCCATTGTAAGCGTCAATAATAGTTTGATAAAAGCTATTTTTATCTCCGTTCAAAACCCACTTTTTACCGCTTACCTCTTTAATCTCAGGGCGAATGTAATTTGAAAGGTTTATAATTTGTAATTTCTCCATAAATTTATACTTTTAGAACTCCTTTGTTAAGTTCAAAATTTTCAAGGTCGGTTTGAGCAGTTGCAAAAGCCTTGCCTCTATATATTAAAATGTCATTTTCATTGATTGTAATCTCGAAACTTTGCCCCTCTTTTAAAATTGGCTCTTCAAAATCTAATATTAACACATTATTTTGGTAAAATGTGCCTAAAATTTCAATCTCAATCGTTGTATCTCTTAGCTCATCCCTTAAATAAAACGTCAATTCGCCTCCGTTATAATTTCGAGGTATACATTTGAATTGATAGGGCGCTGTTAAATTAAATATCCACATATATATATAACTATAAAATAACGTTTTGTAACAAAAAAAGCCACCGAAGTGACTTTTTTTTAACAAACTATGAAAGAAAATTAGGAAACAACCACGTTGCTAACCAAAGCCATTAAATCGGCTTTTGTAGCTGAGTCCAAAAATGGACTTAAATTACTTTCCTCAGCAGCAATCGTTAAAGTGAATCCTGATAAATCAGCTCCAGCTCCTCCGGTTACTTTTGTGCAATTTGACATCGTTCCGTTAGCTGCACCAACTAAAAGAATATTTCCGTTATAATCCTCTACGAAAACGTAAGGACGAGATGCGCAAATCAATTGAATTTGACCTTGTAAGTCAGCTGACAATTTTGGAAGTGTAACCGCTAAAGCTTGAGCGTTTAAAAATGTTCCGTTATCTTGAGAGCTTGTTCCAGTTTCAGTCAAAGTATTGGTTGTCGCTTTTACTTCGTATTTAAAAACTTCCGGCAAAGTTCCCAAGTCTGTAACTTGGTGACCAGAGATAACAAAACCATAATCGTCGTAGTTAGCGAAATATAGATTTTTGTAACCTCCTCTTTGATCCTTGCATCCTAAAAGTTTTCCTTTTGATATTAAACAAGACATATATTTTTTATTTTAAATTGTTAAAAGTTATATTAAAAACCGCCCAATTTAATGAGCGGTTTTAATATTTATTTATGCTTCGTAAGTTAACCAAACGATTTCCTCAGCGTTGTAGTATCCAACACCTACAGCGTAAACTACTTTTCCTCTAACTTTACCAGTTAATAAACCAATTTCGTCTTCGTCAACTAAAGCAACTTGATTGTAGTCAGCAGTTAATCCAGTAGCAAAAACTAAGTTTTTACGCTCGTAGATAACTACAGAGTTAGCTGGCAATCCGTTTAACACTACTAAAGAGTGACGACCGAAAGCTAAAGCAAAATCGTTATTTCCGTTTCCGTAAACGATACCTTGAGTAGATAAGTAGAAAGCGTAAGCCTGAGCAACGTCAGGAGAAACCGCAAGGATTAACTCTTTATTTCTTAATGCAACCGGTACAGCGTCTAAAGCTGGTTTCAAGTATTTAGTCAATACGTTAGCCTCAGTAACAGTAGCGTCAGCAGTTGGTTTGTTAACGTCTCCGTCAGCAGCGAACAAAGTTAAGAATCCGTCGAAGTTAGTAGATGAAGTCCAAATGTCAGACTCTAATTTTTCTCCGATAGCTCCTAAAACTTCAGCTTGGATTGCGTCCATAATGTCGCTTGGTGCTGTTCCGTTAGCAGCTCCAGCTCCCATAATTCCGTCAGACCAAGTTTGTCTGAAATCTTCTTTACAAACGTCAAAGTCATTTTTGAATTTGAAAGGCTCGATAGTATTTTCGTTTAATACGATAGTACCAGCTGGCGCAAAACCGCAAGTGTATGCAGTAGTCCCGTCAGTGTAAGCGATTTTACGTAAAGACAATTTAAAGTTTACATTCTCAGCGATAGTAACCGCATTTTTTTCGATTGTGTCAATCGTTTTGAACGCTTGACCGATAATCATACCGGCAGCCGTTCCGTTGTAGTTTGATGATACAGTTGTAGTTGTAGCCATTTTTTAAAATTTAATTTTTTAAGTTATTTAATATTTTTTGAGCGCGTGTCATTTTCACGGCTTTTGTTGAAGTTTGAGCAACTTCCGGCTTTGCTTTTGTTGACGCTTTCACTTCAACTTGAGTAGTTTTAACCTCAGCAATTTGAGCGCTTAACTCAGTTTTGATTGCCTCGATTTGTTTTGAAACTTCAACGCTCATATTGGTAACGATAGCTTTTATCATTTCCTCAGTAGTCATTGCAACCTCAACCTCAACCTCAGCCTCAGGCGTTTCAACTTCCTCAGCCATTGCCTCTTTAATTTCAGCAATAACACCCTCTTGAGTGATTACTAAAATTCGTCCGTCTTCAAGTTCGTGTTCTCCAACTGGAGCTGGAACTTTGTCGCCATTTTCAGCAACGATAAAAACCGCTTGCTCAGGCTCAAAAGCCTCAGCCTCTAAAATAGTGACACCATCTTTTAGCATCATTGTCATTAATGAAACCTCAATAGTTTCAACAACTTCAACTTGCTCAGCCTCGTTCGATAATTTTACCGATGCGAAACCCTCTTTTATCGCATTAACGATAGTTTCTAAATTCATATTGATTTCTGATTTTAAATTTACTTTCTCCATATCAAAGACTCCGTCAATCGAAAATCCTTTGACTTTGCCAGTCTTTACGTAATCGTTCCAAATTTCGTCGTTATTGACTTTCATTAAACCAAATAACGTACCTACCGGCTCACTAAATCCATATAATACGGATTTGTCGTGTACTTCGTCTTCTTTTATCCAAGTCTCAACAAACGTAACATTTGGAATTGATTTTCCTGAGTGTTCTATTGTCGAATTATTTTGATAACCTTGTTGAACGAAATTGTGTTGAACTTGTTTAATCGTTTCTTTTGGGAACATTATATTATATTCGTGTCCGTCTTGATTACGATAAATTAATTGATCCGGAATTAATATCGGCCCAACTAAAATCCTTTGCTCCTCGTTAATCGTTGCAAGTTTAATTTCTCTTTGCTTTGAAAGTGAAACGAAATTTACTTCGATTGCTGGATCTGAAACTAACGAGATTGCATAAACTCCCTCGTTTTCCTCTTCGTTAAATAAAACTTTATAAGTCTCCATAATACTATAACTTTTTTTTATTGTTTTGTTATAAACTTTTTTAATTAAATTTTAATTTAATTACTCAAATATTATATCATTTTTCATAAAATTTATAATTTTAAATTTATCCTCCTATCGTTGCATTCTTAATAATATTTCTATCGAGAGC